CCGTGACGAATATCCAAGAACAAAAATTACAATTAGCGCTGGAGGTTCTGGTAAATTTGTTAATGATGAGTTTGTTTATGTTGGTGCTAATTTGTCCGTAGCAACAGCACAAGCTCTTGTTTATGATTTTGTTCCAAATACATACCTTGAAGTTTATAGAACAATCGGTACTTTTGGTTCAGGCACATTAAAAGGCAATACAAGTAATGCTCAATGGACAATTAGCACCGTTGACACGATGACTGTAATGAATACTGCCTTTGAAGATATACAAGATAATGCTCGTATTGAAGCTGAAAGTGACGGCATTATTGATTGGACAGAAACAAATCCGTTTGGTGGTGATTAATGTTAGGTAATGCTCAATTTTATAATAGAACAATACGAAAAGTTGTAGTGGCTTTTGGTACTCTTTTTAACGATATCACCTTACAAAGGTATACTTTAGATGGAGCGACTAAAAAAGAAGTATTCAGAGTTCCTTTATCCTATGGATCCAAAGAGAAATATTTAACTCGTATTACTTCAGACCCTAATCTAACTAAATCTGTCGCCACGGTCGTTCCTCGTATATCCTTTGAGTTGACTGGAATGAGTTATGATACCTCTCGTAAGCAGGTATCAACTTTACAAAACTTCTCAGGGAATACGGCAACCGGCATCAAGACACAGTATTCACCTATTCCTTATAATTTTGATTTTTCAATGTCAATTTATGTAAGAAACACCGAAGACGGCACTCAAATACTTGAACAAATATTGCCATTTTTTACTCCAGATTTTAATGTTACCGTAGATTTTGTTCCAGCTATGGATCAAAAATATGATATGCCTGTGTTATTAACTTCTGTGGCAAATGAAGTTGATTATGAGGGTGATATGCTATCAACACGTTTGATTATATGGAACCTAGAATTTACAGCTAAAAGTTATATTTGGCCTCCAGTTAAATCAGGCAAAATTATTCGTCAAGCTAACACAAGCATTTTTATTGATACTCAATCAAGAACTTCGCAAAAAGTATTTGTTGATAAAGCAAACGGGTCTGGTTATTTTGCTGATGAGGAAACTATTTTCGTAACATCCAGAGATATAACTGGCGATGTATCTTATTTTAGCAATTCAAACACCGGTATTTTGGTGATAAGTAACCTAAATAAACTACTTCAAGCCAATGATATTGTAGTTGGTGCAACAAGTAACGCTTCTTATACGGTTACTAGGGTTGATACAAATCCATTAAGAGCTGTTTTAATTATTACCACACCAGACCCAATTACAGCTAATGTTGATGATGAATTTGGTTTCTCTGAAACAATTTCTGAATGGCCTAATACATAATGTCTAAATTAAATAACAAATTATCCGAAGCATTAAATACTGAACCAGTAGAAATTAATCCCGTGGTTGAAGTATTACCAACTGAAATTGTTACCACAAATGTCGTTGAAGAAGATGCTAATTTTGCTCGTAGTAATATTAGAGAGTTAATTACTAAAGGTAATCAAGCCATGGATCAATTATTAGCTGTGGCTAAAGAATCAGAACATCCTCGTGCATATGAAGTAGCTGCAACTTTAATTAAAAGTTTGGCAGATATGAATAAGGATTTGTTGGATTTGCAAAAAAAACGCAAAGATTTAATACCTAATGGAGATGGTTTTGCAGGAAACGCAAAAAATCTAAATGTAGATAAGGCTATTTTTGTTGGTTCTACAAACGAATTAGTTAAGTTTTTGAAGAACAATAAATAAGGATTACTATGGAAAAACTCATTGAACAACTTAAAACAATTTTAGGTACAAACTTTGGTTTGTATTTTAAGGCTCACTCATTTCATTGGAATGTAGAAGGTCCAAATTTCAACGATTACCATGCCTTTTTGGGTGCATTTTATACTCAAGTGTGGAATAATACAGATTTAATTTCTGAAAAGATTCGTATGCTAGGTGCATATTCTCCAACAGGTTTGGATAGAATGCTTGAACTGTGTGATATTCAAGATAATGAAAATATCCCATCCGCTATTGGAATGTTTACACAATTAAAGAGTGATAATGACCGTTTCATTATTCATTTAAGAGCTGGTATTGTTTTAGCTGACCAAGCTGGCGAATCAGCAATCTCTAACTTCTTACAAGAAATATTAGACCAACACCAAAAACAAGCATGGTTCTTGAGTAGTTTAATTAAGTAATACATTAAAAATATTATGGAAAATATTGATGGTTATTTGGGAAACCAACGCCTAAAGAAAGTTGGCGTTGAACTATCTTACACAGAAGAACAAGTAGCGGAAATTATTAAATGTACCGAAGACCCGGTACACTTTATTAAGAATTATGTGAAGATTGTTAATGTAGACCGAGGTTTGGTTCCGTTTGACATGTGGCCATTCCAAGAAGAAATGGTCAATACATTTCACAATAATCGTTTTTGTATTGCAAAGATGCCTCGTCAGGTGGGTAAAACAACCACCACAGTAGGTTATATGTTATGGTCTGTTTTATTTAATCCAGACTATACAGTTGGTATTTTAGCAAATAAGGGTTCATTAGCTCGTGAAATTTTGGACCGATTAACAAAGGCCTATGAATATTTGCCTTTGTGGTTACAGCAAGGCGTTGTGGTTTGGAATAAAGGTAATATTGAATTAGAGAATGGTTCAAAGATATTTGCATATGCAACATCCGCAGCCGGTGTCCGAGGCGGATCTTACAATTTAATATTCCTTGATGAGTTTGCGTTTGTGCCTCACAATATGGCACAAGACTTCTTTCAGTCAACCTATCCTGTGATTTCTTCTGGTCAAACGACCAAAGTTATTATTGTATCCACGCCAAACGGGCTAAATCAATTCTATAAGATGTGGACTGATGCAATTGAAGGTCGTTCTACATATAAACCATTAGAGGTTCACTGGTCACAGGTACCAGGCCGTGATGAGGATTGGAAAAATGAAACAATACGAAACACAAGTGAAGAACAGTTTCGTGTAGAGTTTGAAACAGAATTTATTGGTTCATCAGCAACATTGATTTCTGGAACCAAGTTAAGAAGTTTAGCATTCCATAATCCAATATCTTCAGATGAGGGTTTGGACACATATGAACAACCTATACCTGGCAGACTTTATATTTGCACGGTTGACTGTGCTGAGGGTGTAGAGGCTGACTATTCTACCATTAATGTGGTTGATGTTACTCAAACGCCTTATAGGCAGGTCGCTAAATATAGGAACAATAAATTACCATTATTATTCTTTCCCACTATCATTTATTCGGTGGCTAAGAAATATAATGAGGCCTATGCGTTAATTGAAACAAACAATATAGGCCAACAAGTGGTTGATATTTTACACTATGATTTAGAGTATGAAAACATATACAAGTTAGAGCACCACCATATCAAAGGTCAAAGTATATCGGCTGGTTTTAGACGGTCTACTTCTTTTGGTATTAAAACAACCAAATCTGTGAAGAAAATTGGGTGCGCTAACTTAAAAACACTTATTGAAAATGATAAGTTAATCATTAATGACTTTGACACAATAGCTGAAATGAATACTTTTTCAAGGGTTCGTGATAGTTATTCAGCTGAAGAAGGCAACAATGACGATTTGGTGATGGGATTAGTTCTATTTGCGTGGCTAACAGCTCAGACTTTCTTTAAAGATTCTACAAGTATTGATGTAAGAAAGTTGATGTTGGCAGAGCAGAACATGTTGGTTGATGAAGATTTAGCTCCTGTTGGTATCATAGATAACGGAAAACAAGAAGAAATTACGATTGACCGTGAAAATAATGATATATGGACAGAAAGAGGTTACACTCCTTCAACTTTCTAAAAAACTAAATAGACTATAAAAGAATTTAATAACAACACTATATTATTCGTAAAGCAATTATTTAAAGGAGAAATCCAATGGCATTTCAGCTCTCACCTGGGGTAAATGTATCAGAAGTAGATTTGACTACAATTGTCCCTTCAGTTCCAACTTCAATTGGAGCATTTGCTGGTATATTTCAATGGGGTCCAATCGGCGAAATCGTAACTGTTTCGGACGAGGTAAATCTAGTTGAAAGATTTTTTAAACCAAATACTGACAATTATGAGTATTGGTTTTCAGCAGCAAATTTTCTAGCATATTCAAATAACCTTAAAGTTGTTCGTGCAGCTAGTATCGCTACAACAAGAAACGCTGTATCTAACGGTTCAGCAGTATTAATTAAAAATGACGACGCTTATGAAGATAATTTCTCAAGCGGCGCAAGCACATATGGTGAATTTGCAGCTCGCTACGCAGGAGCTTTAGGCAATTCACTTCAAGTATCTCTCTGTGATGCAAACACATTCACTGGTTGGGCTTATGCTTCACAATTTACATCAACACCAGGCACATCAACATATACATCAAACGCTGGTGGCGCTAACGATGAAATTCATATTATTGTGATTGACCAAGACGGTCAAATTACAGGTACTCAAGGATCAGTTCTTGAAAAATATGCTTTTGTATCTAAAGCTTCAGACGCTAAAGATGATTCAGGCAATACAAACTATTATAAAAATGTTATCACAAATAAATCAAAATATATTCATTGGTTAAGTCACCCAACAGCTAATGCTGGAGCTTCATATGCTAATGCAACATCAACATGGGGCACTACAGCTACTAATAAATCTTTTAGTAGATTGTCAGCTAATGCAACAATTTCACTCATTGGTGGTGCAGATGGTACAGTTTCTACTGCAAACGTTGTTACAGCTTACGATGAGTTTGATAATGCCGATTCAGTTGATATTTCATTAGTTGTTTCTGGTCCTGCTGATGCAACAGTTGTAACAAGTCTTATCTCAATGGCAGAAACTCGTAAAGATTGCCTAGTGTTTGTATCTCCAGAAAAAGCAGATTGTGTTGACAACGCTGGATCTGAAGTAACAGATATTAAAGCTTATCGTGACACATTAACAAGCACTTCATATGCTGTATTAGATTCTAATTGGAAATATCAATACGACAAATATAACGATGTATATCGCTGGGTACCATTAAATGGTGACATCGCTGGTCTATGTGCAAGAACAGACCTTGAGCGTGACCCATGGTTCTCACCAGGCGGTCTCAATCGTGGTATTATTAAAAACGCAATTAAACTCGCATGGAACCCAACAAAAACAAATCGTGATGATTTGTATGTAAAAGGTATTAATCCTGTTGTTACTTTCCAAGGCGAAGGTATAGTATTATTTGGTGATAAAACACTTCTATCTAAACCAAGTGCATTTGACCGTATTAATGTTCGTAGATTGTTTATTGTTCTTGAGAAAGCTCTTGCTCGTGCAGCTCGCTTCTCTCTCTTTGAGTTCAATGACCAATTCACCAGAGCACAGTTTGTCGCTCTTGTAGAACCGTTCTTGCGTGATGTTCAAGGTCGCCGCGGCATTTATGATTTCCGTGTGGTTTGTGATGAATCAAATAACACACCAGAAGTCGTAGATAGAAACGAATTCGTTGGTGATATTTACATCAAACCAGCTCGCTCAATCAACTTTATCCAACTCAACTTTGTAGCAGTAAGAACAGGCGTAAGCTTTGACGAAGTTGTTGGGAAGTTTTAATAAATAGAGAAACAGGAGATATAAAAAATGGCTTTTTCCGTAAATGAATTTAGAAGTCAAATGGTTGGTGACGGCGCTCGTCCAAATCTGTTTGAAGTGTCTATGCCTTTTCCCGTGTTCTCTGCACCAGGAAATGCACAAACTAAATTAACTTTCATGTGTAAAACAGCACAATTACCCGGTGCAACTATCGGTTCTGTGCCTGTTCAATACTTTGGTCGTGAATTGAAATTTGCTGGCAATAGGACATTCGCAGACTGGACAATCAACGTTATTAACGATGAAGACTTTATCATCCGAAACGCATTTGAAAGATGGAAGAATGGTATTAATAGTCACAACCTTAATGTGCGTAATCCGCTTGCTCTTGCACCACTTGGATACACAGTTGATGGTGACGTTAAACAATTTGGTAAAACAGGTAATACACTTAAAAGATATAAGTTTGTTGGTTTATATCCAACAGATTTATCTCCAATTGATGTTGATTGGGGCTCTAATGATACGATTGAAGAATTTACAGTAACACTTTCCTACCAATGGTGGGAATCAGTTGAAGCTGGTGTAGTGTAACGAGAAGGGCTTCGGCCTTTCTCTTTTTTTATAGGATGATATAATATGGCAGTAAAACTCTTTGGATTTACCTTAGGTAAGAAGGACATTGTTCGTTCACAATTACCTGAGCAACCTTCTTTTGCTCTTCCAACAGAGGCTATGGATGATGGTGCGGTTACCATTACATCCAATGCTCACTATGGAACTTATGTAGATTTAGAAGGTTCAGTTCGTAATGAAATTGAATTAGTAACTCGTTATCGTGAGATGTCAAACCACCCCGAATTAGAAATGGCGATTGACGATATTGTCAACGAAGCCATCACCCATGACGAAACAGGTAAAGTAGCTAACATTGTTTTAGACAAACTACAACAACCTGAATCTATTAAAAA